AAAACCATCAAGGCCGAATATCGGGCAAAGACCAGAGAACTGAAAAAGGAAGCAGCATGAAACTGATCAACGCAAGGCAGGTATGGACTGAGGCTCAGCACGAATCGAACGCGTCGATCAGCGCTGTGGCCATTGAGCGTGGTGCATCGGCGCCGGTGAAGAAAGGCGCCCGGATGCGCCGGCATGAAGCGGTGTTTGCGGCGCTGGGCGAGGACAAGGAAGAGCGCATCGAGATCGTTCGCCAGAGGATCAGCATCAGTGAGACGCGGCGCACGCCGGTAGGTCGGTCCACCGCCCGCGCCGCGCACCTGGCCACGATCGGCAAGGTGCTGCGGGCCATCGATACGCTGCCATTCCAGGTGCAGCAGTTCGGTCACTACCTGTACCACCCTGCTATGAATATGCGGCACCTACTGAATGCGGTGCTGCTGGTCACCGCCAAAGCGGCGCTGCCTGACCTGACTTCCGTCAAGCGCGTAAAGGCGCAGTACTTGGTTACCCTGGCCCTGCAGTCGTATAAGGGGGAAGTGGCCGGATCTGCCGAGTGGGGTCCGGCACGGGTAGCCGGCGAGATGAACACTTTCTTTGGCGTAACCATTGACCCAAAGAACTGGACGCGCGACTGGCTCGACCTGTGGGAGTCCCTGAAAGAAGTCATAAAGGAAGTGGATGCTCAGGCTCAGCAACCACTATGGCAGTTGATCCACGCGGAAAATGATCAAGAGGCGGCATAATCATATTGACATGAAGGGGTTTTGCGCGTACTTTTTCCATAGTGCGCAAGTAACGCTAAGTGCACGGAAGCTACTTTAAAACCCGGCCACCGAGCCGGGTTTTGTGTGTTTGGTTTTTTATCCTTTCGTGTGGTCTGCCGAGTCGTCGTATTCTTCGTCCACCCCACCTATCATCTGGTCGACCTTGCTCATGCAGTAGGCGTTAATTGCATTGCAGATTTGGAGTAGCGGATGAGTTCCCAGTACACCTGGGTCGTTTTTTTCGTAGATGTAACGCCACTCCACAAAAACTCTGTCGTACTTACGCAAGCCATCTCCAATATCACCTAAATATCCTTCGCTTTTCGCAAATTCACCTATTGACTCACGTGCGTCTTCTGGCAATTTTTCGAAAAGTTTGCTCAGGTGGTGACCTTGTCCCCCTGGTGCGATTTTTAGAGTGTCGTCACGGCCAATCGATAACGCTACCCCGCCTGGTTGCGCTTCTTCCTCGTCGAGTATGTAAGTCATTGTTGCGTTAATTGATTTGAGAAATATTTCTGTCGCTAGGCAAATATTAATCATGCCCGGCACAAATAAATTGCTTTGGCCAGACTCGATCAAATGTCTTCCGGCCTCGCCGAATGCCAGCCCTTGATAGTAGATGGCGCCCATGCAGTGGTAGGTAATAACTCGTTTGTATGTCGACTTCACTAGCGAATCCATTTGTTAGTTTGTTGAATTTTGATTATGCCTCAATCGTGTGACACTTGGTTTTTCAGTTAACCAATCTCATAGAAACGCATGTTATGGCGTGCCTTTTTCTGGAGTAACTATGGATCCGACCGACCTCGGCCCGGGCACAGCTACCTGGCTGGGCGGTACCGGAACCGTGCTGCTGGCCGCCTTCCTTTGGCTGCGTAAATTTCTCTCAAAGGATGCTGCTGACAGGGCGATGGATAACGCCGACATTTTCACGCTTCGCCGGCTGAATGAGTTGCTGGACTCCGAGCGTGTTGCGCGAAAGGAAGCCGAAGCCCGCGCTGACCAGTTCGCCAAAGAGCGCAACGAGCTTGCCGCAGCAGTTGGGCGGATGGAGGGGAAGATCGAAGCCCTTACCAGCCAAGTCGCACAACTCACCGCCACGGTTACCTCGCAGAGCGAAGAGATCGCCCGCCTGCGTACCAAGCTGGGAGGCATCAACTGATGGACAGATGCGCTGTGGAATTCATTGCTCGCCGCTGGTGGCGTCGGGCAGAGGTATGGGTGATCGCAGCGCTGCTGCTGGCCGGCGGCCTGATCCTCGGCTACCAAGCCGGAGTGTGGTCAGCCAGCAGTGACCAGACGAAGCAGCTCGCCGAAGTTCGCGCAGCCTACGATGCAGCGCTGGGCAGCCGCGACATTCGCCTCAATAGCCTCGCCGAGAAAACGCAGGATGCAGCGGTGAAAGTGCAGGAGGCTTCGAACTCGGCAGTTCACGCCGCCGATACCGCGAGCAAGGCGGCGGAGAAGGTCAACGAAGCCGTCGAAAGGCAGGCACCGTGAGCGCCTTGCTGAAGCTGGTCCCTGCATGGTTGTGGGCGGTACTGGCAGCGCTCGCAGCCGTCGGTTACCTATCGCTTCGGCTGGATAGTGTAAAGGGCGATCGAGCAGCCATCACCGCCGAGCGCGACACCGCGACCGCCCGAGTGGATTCGCTGACCAACACGCTCCGCCTTCAGCGAGAGATCACCAATGACATCAATCGAGTCTCCGACGATGCGAAAGCCAAGACTGAGCAGTTTCGGCTGCCGTTGTTGTTGCTGATAACCGGGCTCGCAGCCTGCAGCAGCAAATCACAGACCTCCTCGCCAAGCGAAAGTCGTGTGCTGCCGAGGTTGCCAGCGGAAGCCAGGCAAGAGCCGACCTTGCCGTTCTGCTCGCCGACCTGCGTAGAAGCGCTGACGAAGAAGCGGGAAGACTGGCAGAAGCGCTTGACCGAAGCCGAATAGCCGGTTTTGCGTGTGAGGCTGCATACGCCGCCGCACAGAAGAGCAAGTAGGTCGCGACACATTTCGCGAGAGTGCAAAATGTGTCGCACCAATTCGGGAGATTCTTCCCGTATGCGAAATCAGGATTTTAGAAAGGACTGCGGTTCGATGCAATGTGAATCAACTTCTGCAGCGCGTCGGAATACTTCGTCGCCTTTACGCCTTCCTCAGGTGAGCCACCCATTGAACTAGGTCCATGACTGAAGTTGTTCAGAGTCGTATTGATTTCTCCTTGCGCTCCGCCGGCACCAGGCGTGTGCCACAGAACGACGCTTCGGTTATTTCGCACCACTGTCTCAAACAGCAGCGCAATTAGGTCTCCCGGGTTTTCGATTGAAAAGCCATCGTTATCCGTCATCGTTAACTGTTCAATTGACGGTAGTTCGACACGGTAGCGGGTTTGCGCTACTCCTCGCACCACACCCAGCATTTTTGAAACGTCCGCTTGGCTTCCCGATTGTAGATTGTAGAACCGGAGCTCAGGGTCATTGAGTATCTCCGTGGCGTGATCTAAAACTTTTTTCATTTGTGGATCTCTTGATTGGATCCATACCAATACAGGCATTACGCCACCAACTCAATCCCTGCTTTAGTACAAATTGAGGCAATCATGACAACCAAGCAACCCGACTGGGAGGCGATCGAACGAGCCTACCGGGCTGGTTCGCTTTTCATCAAATCCTCAACCGGGTGTAACGGCATTTATGGCAACGATCATGAAGTAAACTCTGAATTTGCCCGTAGGGATTGCGATCATGAGTTGGCAAATTAGACAGGCTGTTCTAAGCGACTTCAAATGGTTGGTGCGTGTGGATCCTTTAGCGGAAAACGACCATGGTCGTCGGACGCAAATCGCTAGGGCAATAAGCAATAGCGAATGTTGGGTCGCTTGTGATTCGGACGATCCCGGTGTCCCAGTCGGCTACGGATGCTTGGATAAAAGTTTTTTCGGTGAGTGGTTTGTTCCGCTCGTAGTCGTCTCGAATGCACACGAACGATGCGGAATAGGTAGGAGGATCGTTGCTCACTTAGAGAATTGTTCCTCTGCCAAAAAGATCTTCACTTCAACCAACATGTCCAACACACCCATGCGGGAATTGCTCGCGCAGCTTGGATACCAATCTAGCGGCATAGTTGAGAATCTTGATCCTGGTGATCCGGAGCTAATTTTTATGAAGGTTCTTGAAGAGTAGAATTTCTCTGAATTCATCTTCACTGATAGCGGCTTACCATTGACGTTCAAATCTCGGAGGGGACACATGGACAGGCCGCACCCTCCGACGTCATTGCTTGAATTGACCGAGCTGTCCGACTTCGGCATCCGCTTGACTCCAGCCCCTGAGGTCTGGGAATGGCTTGAGCAAGAGATCCTTGCCGACACTGGCAGCATCCACAACGAAGACCATGCCCATCTGATCGATGCGGATGTGAGAGTCATGTGGGCTTCTGCTGCCTTCACGAAGAAAGGTCGGACGGTGGTAGGCCAGGCCGAACAGGTAGCGTTCCGCGCCGGCGGTTGGCAGAAGGCGCGGATGGAGCAGCAGATGCTGGATTGGTTCGGCGACGTGCCGGCCTACATCATCACCCTGGCCGCCGACTACTGCGCCCAATGCTCCGACGCTGATTTCTGCGCACTGGTCGAACATGAGCTGTACCACATCGCCCAAGCGACCGATCAGTACGGCGCACCCAAGTTCACCCAGGAAGGATTGCCCAAGCTTGAGATGCGCGGACACGACGTTGAAGAGTTCGTCGGCGTGGTGCGCCGCTACGGTGCGAGCCTGGCGGTTCAAGAGCTGGTGGACGCTGCAAACAATCCTGCTGAGGTGGGGAAAATGAACATATCGAGGGCCTGCGGAACCTGTCTGCTCAAGTCGGCCTGATTCTAGACAGGCCCTAGACGGATAAACAATTTATGGCAGCCCTGAAAAATGAGGTGAAGAGCTTCATCGTTCAGGCTTTGGCATGCTTTGACACACCGTCTCAGGTTGCCGAGGCCGTCAAGAACGAATTCGGTGTGGTTCTGACACGCCAACAAGTAGAAAGCCACGACCCGACCAAGGCATGCAGCAAGGGGCTGGCGGTGAAGTGGCAAACCCTATTCAGCGACACCCGCCAGCGCTTCCGCGAGGAGACGGCAGAGATCCCGATCGCCAACCGAGCGTTCCGACTGCGCGCCATGAACCGGTTCGTCGAGCGGGCCGAGACGATGAAGAACATCGGCCTCGCAATGCAGATCCTCGAGCAGGCGGCCAAGGAAGTCGGCGACGTCTACGTCAATCGCAACCGGAAGGATGAACCTGACGATGAGCCGGCAATCCCGACGCGCATCCAGGTCGACGTAGTGGACGCGAGGAAGTCGAATGCCGAGCCTTAACGTTCCGCAGTCGCAGTTCCTTCTATTGCCACACAAGTTTCGCGCTTTCGTTGCTGGGTTTGGCTCCGGGAAGACCTGGGTCGGATGCTCGGCGCTCAGCAAGCATTTCATGGAGTGGCCCGGCGTCAACGCTGGTTACTTCGCACCGACTTACCCGCAGATCCGCGACATCTTCTATCCCACGATGGAGGAGGTGGCCTACGACTGGGGCCTAAAGACCAAGATCAATCAGGCGAACCATGAGGTTCACATTTACAGCGGCCGGCAGTATCGCGGCACTGTGATTTGCCGGTCGATGGAGAAGCCGCAAACCATCGTCGGCTTCAAGATCGGTCACGCTCTGGTCGATGAACTGGACGTGCTGACGTCGATCAAGGCTCAGCAAGCCTGGCGCAAGATCATTGCTCGGATGCGTTACAACATGCCGGGCTTGAAGAACGGCGTAGACGTGACCACGACGCCGGAAGGCTTCAAGTTCGTCTTTCTCCAGTTCGTGAAGCAGTTGCGCGACAAGCCGGCGCTGAAGGAAATGTATGGGCTGATCCAGGCCAGCACCTTCGACAACGAACTGAACCTGCCTGACGACTACATCGCCTCGCTGATGGAGTCCTACCCCGAGCAACTGATTCGCGCGTACCTGAATGGCCAGTTCGTCAACCTGACATCCGGATCGATCTACCACGCCTACGACCGCAAGCTGAACCAGTGCTTCGACACTGTGCAGCCCGGTGAGCCGTTGTTCATCGGCATGGACTTCAACGTCGGCAAGATGGCGGCAATCACCCACGTCAAACGTGATCAGGGCCTGCCGCGCGCCGTTGACGAGTTGATGGATGGCTACGACACGCCGGACATGATTCGTCGCATCAAAGAGCGGTACTGGGAGCACACCGGCAACGACTACAAGAAGACCTGCGAGATCCGGATCTACCCGGACGCCTCTGGCGACTCGCGCAAGTCAGTCAATGCCAGCCTCACCGATATCGCCATGCTCAAGCAGGCGGGCTTCACGGTCATCGCGCCGGCGGCCAACCCACCGGTGAAAGATCGGATCAACGCCATGAACGCCATGTTCTGCAATGCGCAGGGCGAGCGGCGCTACCTGGTCAATCCGTTTACCTGTCCGACTTACGCCGACGGCCTTGAACAGCAGATCTGGGCACCCAACGGCGAGCCGGACAAGAGCCAAGGAAACGACCACGCCAACGACGGCGGCGGTTACTTCATTCACCGCGAGTACCCGATCATCAAACCGGTCACCGCTATCAAAATGGGATACGCCCGATGAGCAACGACGTTTCCTTCAAGCGGGCGGACTACATCGAAGTATTGGATCGCTGGTCAACCGTTCGCGACGTTTGCGCCGGTCAGCACCGGGTTGTCGACCGACTGCCTTACATCAATGCTCACGATAAGTCGCCGGAGAACGTTGATCGCAACAAGGCCTATCGCGAACGGGCGGTGTTCAAGAACGCCACCGGCCACACGCGAAACGGCTTGCTCGGTTTGGCGTTTCACAAAGATCCAACGTTGGCGGTTGCGAAGAAAATGGAATACCTGCAGGACAACGCCAACGGCTCCGGGGTGAGCATTTACCAGCATTCGCAGGGCACGCTCGAAAAGGTGCTTGAGGCTGGACGGCATGGTCTGTACGTCGATTACCATCAAGATGCCGGAACTGGTGGCCACTCCGTGATCCTGTCGTACTGCGCAGAGGACATCATCAACTGGCGCACGGGCATGGTGAACGGTCACAGCGTACTGACCCTGGTGGTGCTGCGCGAGTCGCCGGAGATCGAAGATGGATTTGGTTTCAAGGTGGTCGAGCAATACCGAGAGCTTGCGCTTGAGGATGATGGTTTTGTTTGTCGTGTTTGGCGCAGGTCCGGGCCGAAAGGTGGCGGGCCGCTGGCCGTTGTTCAGGAGTTCAAGCCCACCGGCGCCGCCGGCCGCCTGAAAGAGATCCCGTTCACCTTCGTCGGCGCGCAAAACAATGATCCGAGCATCGACGAATCACCGCTCTACGATATCGCCATGATCAACCTGGGCCACTACCGGAACAGCGCCGACTACGAGGACAGCGTCTTCTGGTGCGGCCAAGCCCAGCCATGGATTTCCGGTCTGGATGAACAGTGGCGCGACTGGATGGAGAAGAACGGCGTTTACGTCGGCTCCCGCGCCCCGATGATGCTGCCAACAGGTGGCACCTTCGGTTACGCCCAACCACTGCCGAACACACTGGTCAAGGAGGCGATGGCCGACAAGAACCAGATGATGATTGAGCTGGGTGCACGGATGGTAGTGGCTTCTCTCTCGTCCAAGACGGCGACCGAAGCACGTGGTGATCAGTCCGCATCGACGTCGGTGCTCGCCGGCTGCGTTGCCAACGTCAGTGAGGCCTATACCCGGGCGATCATGTGGTGCTGCACCTACATGGGCGTCGACGACGCGAAGGTCGCCTATCAGATCAACCAGGAATTCGTGGAGCTGACGGCCGATCCGCAGATGATCACTGCATTGGTTGGACTCTGGCAGAACGGTGGATTCGCCAAAGCGGATTTGCGTGCCTACCTTCGCAAACTTGGCCTGATCGCGCCTGAGCGCACAGACCAGCAGATCGATGGCGAGTTGGCAGAGCAGGGTGACGGCTTGGGCCTGGACGACGAGGACAAAGTAGATGGCGGCAAACCAAGCAATCCTTGACGCCACGATTCGGCACGCGGTCTTCCTCGAAAAGCTGAAGGCAGGGGAGGTCGGCAAGTTCGCTCCCTTCCTGAAGGAGATCGACCGCTCGATTCGCGATCGGCTCACCCAGTCGGATCTGACCGAGTACAACGTCAAGCGGCTGGAAGCGTTGCTGAAAGAAGTCGACAGTCTGCTGCTGGGTATCTTTGATCGCTACAGAGCGCAACTGGACCTCGACCTGATCGACATCGCCAACTACGAGGCTGAGTTTGAAGCGTCGAGCCTAGCTCGATCAGCGCCGGTAGGTGTCTCGCTGGATGTGGTCGCGCCAACGGCAGCGGCTATCCGCACCGCAGTGCTGACCAATCCCCTCAGTGTGCGCGGCACCGGCGGCGGCAAGCTGCTGAAGTCGTTCATCAAGGGCTGGACCAGTGCCGAGCGCGAGCGCGTCACCGGCACGATACGGCAGGGTTTCTTCGAAGGGCAGACGAACTTCCAGATCATCCGCAACATTCGCGGCACCAAGGCAGCCGGGTACAAGGACGGGATTCTCGCCACCACCAGCCGCAATGCCAGCACGGTGGTGCACACAGCGATTCAGCATGTGTCGTCACAGGCGCGAATGGAGGTGGCCAAGGCCAACACCGACATCGTGTCCGAGGTTGAGATGGTCGCCACGCTGGACAGCAAGACCAGCCAGCAGTGTCGGTCGATGGATAAGCGCCGATTTCCGGTCGATTCCGGGCCGCGCCCACCGTTTCACCCGAATTGCCGGACCACGTTCGTCCTGCTTACCAAGCTCAGCGAGATGTTCGCCAAGGGCGCTACCCGGGCTTCGGTGGGCGCAGATGGAGCCGGGCAGGTCAGTGCAAGCCTCGACTATTACCACTGGCTTCAGCAGCAGCCTGCGTCATTTCAGGATGTGGCAATCGGGCCGATGCGGGCAAAGCTGTTGCGCGAGGGCGGATTGAGCATTGAGCGTTTCGCAGAACTACAGCTTGATCGCAATTTCGCGCCACTTTCACTTGCGCAAATGAAAAAGCTAGAACCTATAGCATTTCACTCGGCTGGCTTATAAAGTCAAAAATGCTCTTGGTAATGCGATAAGTTAAGCTTTCCCTCCTGAAATGTGGCTGACGAAGGTAAAGGAATGCTTAGGAAAACAACGAAATCACTTACGGAATGTTTAAAAAGATGCACGCGTTTCCGAAAACAAAGGAAAGGAACGCTTGAGTTTTCGTATGAGCTCTCTGATGCGGCTGTTGTTGCTGAAATTGATGAGCAACTCGCATTGCTGACATCCGATGGTTCTTTCGATATAAATAGGCGTGACGATTTCCTCTTTTTTGTATTTTTAATAAGGCGTGCTCCCGCTTTGCGAAAAAGTTTCTTCTCCAAGATGAATTGTCTAGAGATGTTTACGGTTTTTAGCAGAGTAAATCGCAGTAACTATACGAGGATCGATTGTGCTCTTTTGCTCTTGAAGGACGCTATGAGCGCAGGCGATTTATCTAAAACAATCGGGGTTATTTGCGATATTCGAGAAAACAGTTTTAATGAGTGGGTAGAGTTTGTCGCGAAGAAAGTAAATAGCGGTCGTAAGAGTAACTCAGTGAGCAATCCAAATCCGTGGCTTTGGATCTTGGACGTCGCTTCTAACTCATTGTGGTCGGCGCCATACGGGAAGAAAGAACTGCAACTAATCGAAATTCTGACTTACTAGGTTTTTTATTTTTCAGAATAACCCGCTTTTGCGGGTTTTTTTATGCCTGCGAAACGGGCGTCACAAACTCAAGGGTGCATCAACGTGGCAGAAGAAAACGAAATCGATCTGGACAATCCGGCAATCAAGGCCGCTATCGCGACTGCCGTTGAGACCTCTGTTGCTGGGTTGAAGGGTAAAAACTCCGAGCTTCACGGCAAGCTGAAAGACGCCACCACGAAGCTGAACCAGTTCGAGACGCAATTCGAAGGCATCGATATCGACGCCGTCAAAGGCCTGCTCAGCCGGGCCGGCCAAGACGAGGAAACCAAGCTGCTGACTGAGGGCAAGGTGGACGAGGTATTCAACCGCCGTACCGAGCGCCTGCGTGGCGACTACGACAAGCAGTTGAAGACCGTCACAACGCGCGCCGAGAAGGCCGAAGCATTCGCCGCGAAGTTCCAGGGCAAAGTCCTGGGCGATTCGGTTCGCGGCGCAGCTTTGAAAGCCGGCGCACTGCCGGAAGCAACCGACGACATCATCCTGCGCGCCAAAGGCGTGTTCTCGCTGAACGAAGAGGGTGAAGCGGTCGCCGTTGATGAATCCGGCCAAGTCATCCTCGGCAAAGACGGTAAGACCCCTCTGACTCCGCTCGAATGGGCGGAATCACTGCGCGAAAGCGCACCTCATCTGTGGCCAAGGGCCTCAGGAACACAAGCCCCGGGCGGGGGTGGCGGCCAGGCTGCATTCAAGCGCTCCGAAATGACTGCCGAGCAAAAGCGCGACTACCAGCGCAAGCACGGCCAAACCGCATATCTGCAATTGCCCAAGTAAGGGGATTCACCCATGGCAACGACTGTGAACAGCGACCTGATCATCTACAACGATGAGGCGCAAACCGCATACCTGGAGCGTGTCCAGGACAACCTCGATGTGTTCAACGCATCGTCCAACGGCGCGATCGTTCTCGACAACGAACTGATCGAAGGCGACTTCCGCAAGCGCTCGTTTTACAAGATCGGTGGCTCGCTGGAGCACCGCGACGTCAACTCCACCGGCAAGGTGACCGCGAAGAAGATCGGCGCCGGTGAGGCCGTCGGGGTCAAGGCACCGTGGAAGTACGGTCCGTACCAGACCACCGAAGAGGCATTCAAACGCCGCGGTCGTCCGGTCGACGAGTTCTCGCAGATCATCGGCGCCGACGTTGCCGACGCTACTCTGGAAGGTTTCATCCAGTACGCCACTGCTGCACTGCGCGCCTCGATCAGCTCCAACGCTGACATGGTGGTTTCGGCCAACATTGAAACCGACGGCAAGAAGACACTGACCCGCGGCATGCGCAAGTTCGGTGATAAGTTCGGTCGTATCGCGCTGTGGGTCATGCACTCCAGTGCTTACTTCGACATTGTCGACGAGGCGATCGCAAACAAGGTCTACGAAGAGGCGGGCGTCGTCATCTACGGCGGCTTACCGGGCACTCTCGGCAAGCCAGTGCTGGTGACTGACACCGCGCCTGCTGATGTGATCTTCGGCCTGCTGCCAAATGCCGTGGTGATCACTGAGTCTCAGGCGCCCGGTTTCCGTTCGTACGCGGTGAACGACGAAGAGAACCTCGGCATCGGATACCGCGCTGAAGGCACCGTCAACATCGATGTTCTCGGCTACAGCTGGAAGGAAACCGCTGGCGGCGCCAACCCAACGCTTGCCGCCGTGGGTTCGGCTGCGAACTGGGTCAAGCACTCCAACAGCAATAAGGTGACTGCTGGTGTGCTGATCACCCTGACCACCACGCCACCAGCCGGCGGCTGATACTGGCCCTGACAGCGGCCAGCGATGGCCGCTACGGAGAATTTTATGGAACTGGTTTACTCCACTCAGAACTCGGACTTCGATCCGGAAAAGCGTTACCGCAATCCAGCGCACTTTGATCGGCCTGAAGCGGGTGTGACCCATGCGGTCGTGATTGGCGACTGGCCGAAGGTGGTCGACGCCTATGAGGCGCAGGGCGTCGAAGTCTCGGTGTTGAAGCCTTTGATCAGCGAATCGGTTAATTCGGATCGTGCCGACACCATCGCAAGCCTGGAGCAGGACAACGACATGCTCCGCGCTGAGCGTGACGGCATCGTGTTGCTGATCGACGCCGCCGAAGGCCTGACTGAACTGGAACACCCTGGCGCCGGCGAACTGCCAATCCGCTTGTTCGGCGCGCTGAAAGCCATTCATGAGGGTTTCGAATCCCTTACGGGTGAACGTGACAACTTGGCGGGCGAGGTTGAATCTCTCCGCGCTGAAGTTGCACGCCTCAAGGCTGCTGCGGAGCCGGTCGACAATGCCGAGAAGATCGCGAACCTCAAAGCACAACTCGACGCTGCCAATGTGCCGTATCGAGCGAATGCTTCGGTAGAATCACTGGAAAAGGCAGTTGCTGATCTTCAGCAGGCGTAATAATCCGGGTGCCGCCAAAGCGGCACCCGATCGAGAACCCCATAGCGAGCTGATTCATGACTCTCATCATTGAGGACGGTACCGGCAAGCCTGACGCCGAAAGCTATGCATCCGCCGAGGACCTGGCTATGTACGCCGTGAAGTTCGGCGTGGTCATCCCGGCAGATGTGCCAGCACAGGAAGCGCTGCTTCGCCGGGCCGCGCTGGCAATGGATGGCATGACGTGGAAGGGGCGAAAGTCCAACAGCGAACAGGCCCTGTCCTGGCCGCGCCGAGGCGTTGAGTTGGACTACGAAATCAAGCCTGACAACTACCTGCCGGCGCGCATCCAGTATGGACAGATGGCTCTGGCGGCCGAGATTCATCAGGACGATATCGATCCGGTAGAGAAGCGTAAAGGCGCGGTGACGATGGAGCGTGTCGAAGGTGCGGTAACTCGCGAGTACGCGGCGATCCCGAATACCAGCGGCCGACTTTTGCCGGCGGCGCCGGATAGACCGAGCGCCACGCAGTTTGCTGACTACCTACAGAAGCGCGGGCTGTTCGCTATCCGTGCGTGATATTGGTTTCGAATAGAAGGCTGTCGACTGCAGCAGTAATCATTTTTCGATTGGCCCACTTTGCTTTCACATCCTTCTTTTCTAACAACTCATCGAATAGCACATCAACCATATATTCCGAGCCTACGTTGGCGATCGCAAATCTCAACTGCTCAGGGTTGGTCATGCTTTCAGGAAACTTCGCGTGTACGTAGCGCCGAGCCCTTTCTCTCCAGAAATCATGTCCTTCCTGCGATGTGATGCTCATAAGCGACTCCTGTGCTGTGTGGACCATCAATATTGGTGCGACAAATACTTTTTCAAGGGAGCAACCGACATGGCCTTCTATGACGAAATGGCCATGATGGCTCTGGAGATGATCACAGAGTTCGGCCAGCCCGTGACCATCAGCAAGACGGAGCCGGGCGAGTACGATCCTGAAACAGGTGGGGATTCACCGGGCGCCACCATCGAGCAGACCGCCCAAGGCATCCTGCTCGACTTCACCGGTCAGGAATTCCAGAACAACAGCCTAATCAAGCAGGGCGACAAGAAACTGAAGATCGCCGCGCAGGGGTTGGAGTGGGTTCCGGATCTGCTGAACAAGGTGATCATTCAGGGGCGCACCTGGTCAATTGTGCCGCCGTTGAAAGAGGTGAATCCCGCCGGGACGCCGATCCTTTACGAACTGCAGGTGAGGGCATGAGCCGGGCGGGCGCCGGTCAATCCGGCAGCTTCGCGCTGAGTCTCGCCGAGTTTGCCGCACAGACCAGCGAAGCCATCGACGCCAGTGTGCGCGAGATCATCATCGAGGTCGGCAGCAGCCTGATCCGCATGTCTCCAGTGGGTAACCCGGAGATCTGGGCTCAGAACGCAGTCGCGACCCAGTACAACAAGGCCGTCGACGAACACAACAGCGCGCTGCGCAGCGATCCGGCCAACCTCACCAAGGGCGGCAGCTTCAAGAAAGGCCGCAAGCTCAACGACGGCATGGACATCAAGGCGCCCGAAGGTTACGTCGGCGGCCGGTTCCGCGCGAACTGGCACATGTCCCTCGGCGTGGTCGAAAGCGTCACCTTCGACGAGGTGGACCCGAGCGGCGCCGAAACCACTGCAGCGCTGGTTGCTGCGATGAGCGACTTCACCGCCGGCCAGATGGCCTACATCATCAACAACTTGCCCTACGCGATTCCGCTGGAGTTCGGTCATTCGACCCAGGCCCCCGGCGGCATGGTCCGGGTAACCGTGGCTCGCTTCCAGCAGATCGTGCAGGAGGCAATCAGGAACAATCAGGTATGAGTCACGCGATCATCGCCTCTATCTACGAGGCAAAGCTCATCACTTGGAATAATGCCAGGCCGCAGAAGTTGAAGATCGTCTTCGAGAACATGGCATATACGCCGGTAGCGGATGAAACGTATCTGCGATCGTTCACGATCCCGGGCGATACCGCGAGCAACACGCTCGGCGGCGATCATCGGCTGTTTACCGGCGTGTTTCAGGTAAGCGTTATTGCACCGGCCGGTACCGGGAAAACGAAGACGAATCCGATCGTCGATGAACTGGCGGGCCTGTTCCCTCTGTACGCTCGGGACACGAAAGGGGCGGTCACTGTGGTGACTATGTCCCCAGTTGATCCCGGTCCAGGCATCACCGGCGATTCCGCGTACACCGTCCCGGTCTCGTTCTCCTATCGAGCCGATACCAACTGATCCCGCCCATTGGGCAACCCTACGAAACCCGCCACTGAGCGGGTTTTTTCATATCTGCAAAGAGGAAACACCCATGGGCTACAAGATCCCGAACGGCGGCACTTTCCAGCACGCTGCAACCTATGCCACTGCACTGGCGTTCGCTTCCATCACCAACGCTACTGAAGCTGTGGCAACCGTTGTGGGCGGTACGCTGAGCGCCGGCGATATCGTGTTGCTGACTTCGGGCTGGAGCAAGCTGGACAGCAAGGTGGTTCGAGTGAAGGCGGCAACCGCCACGGCAATCACGCTCGAGGGCATCGACACCACTGACACCCAGATCTTTCCGGCCGGCGGCGGCGCGGGCACCATGCGCAAGGTTTTGACTTGGGTGCAGATTCCGCAAATCTCCGACGTTGCCTTCTCCGGCGGTGAACAGAACTACCTCGACGTGGTTTTCCTCGAGGATGACCAGGGCAAGCAAATTCCGACCGACAAATCGGCGGCCAGCATGGTGCTGACCCTGGCGGATGACCCGGCGCAGGACTTCAACAAGGTGCTGATGAAGGCCGACGCCGGCAAACAGGTCGAGGCTGCACGTCTGAACCTGCCGGGCAATGACACCCTGTTGTACGGCGCTTACACGTCGTTTTCCAAGCAACCAGCAGTGTCCCGCAACAACCTGTTGACCCGCACTGTGAACCTGGCGCTCCAGGCCGAGCCGACCCGCTACCTGACTGCGGTGGTGTAACCCATGGCAAAAATCCGAATCGCTCAGAACCCGACGTTCCAAGCAATAGTGCTGATCCCGATCGTTGGCAGCGCGCCCGAAAAGATCGAGTTCACGTTCAAGTATCGCGACCGGCTGGAACTGGCCGCTCTTTTCGATGAGTGGAACCAGAATCGCAAGGAAGCCTTGGCCGCGCTCGGGGATCAACCATCGCTCTCTGAAGTGGTTGCTGCTGATTCAGCCCAGCAGGTTCGGCAAATCAAGGATCTGGTGGCTGGCTGGGGCTTCGACGATAAGTTCGATGAAAAGAGCATCACCGCTCTGGTGAAGTCGTGCCAAGGCGCAACCGAAGCGGTAGTCGAAGCCTATCAGGGCGCATACAACCAGGCCCGCCTGGGAAACTGACAGATGCCGCGCGCGCCTTGTATGCGCCCGCGGCGCCGGTTGAGCTGATGAGTATGTTCGGCCTCGCGCCTGGTGATCTGGAAGAGGAAACAGAGGTCTGGCCATGCAACTGGCCGGCTTTCCTCCTGTTCAACCGAATGTCCACGCAGTGGCGGTTCGGCACCGGTGGCGCTATCGGTCTCGATTACAACTGCATTCGCGACGTCGCCGGGTTCCTCGGCATCAAGAAAAAGAAACTCGCTGAAATCTTTCCTGACCTGCAGGTGCTGGAAGGCGAAGCCCTGCGCGTGATGGCGGAGGAAA